ATACAAGAAGATATTGTAATTCGTGTAATCAAATACAATATCATAGTTGCGACCAATTAAGAGGCTACACTTGCAAATGTGGAGCTAATAAAATAATGGATTACTTTTTAGAAAAATATAAATAAATAATGAGCAAACAAACAGCATATAAAATAAATCAAGGTAATTATTTAATTTATCAAGATGGTAGATTATTTAGTGAACAAACTAAAAAGTTTAAAAAATGGAGTAAAGATACAAATGGATATATGAGATGTACTATTTGGAATAATAATAAATCTATTACAGTTTCACAACATAGATTATTAGCTGAAATTTTTATACCTAATCCTTTAAATAAACTTCAAGTTAATCATATTAATGGAGTAAAGTATGATAATAGACTTGAAAATCTTGAATGGGTTACTCAATCTGAAAATGGGTTACATTCATTTGCTAATGGATTGCAAAAAGTTACAAAACCTTGTAAAAAAGTAATTGATACTAGTAATAATAAAATTTATGATAGTGTAACAGAAGCAGCTAAACATAATGGAATATCAAGAAGTCATTTATCTAATATGCTTACAGGTAAATTTAATAATAAAACAACACTTAAATTATATGGAAAATAAATCTATAACAGCAATTGGATGGTTGGAGCAGGAATTTATTGCTTTACAAAATTATGGAGCAAATGAACTTGGGTTATTTTCAAAAGCAAAAGAAATGGAAAAGGAGCAGATAAAAGATGCTTATTGGTCATCCTATAAAGAAGGTCAGTATAGCGGAGATAAAACGGCAGATGAATACTACAACGAAACATTTAACAAATAAATTATGAGCAGAATAGACACTTTAAGAAACCGATACGACAAAATAAACAGATTGCGAAACATTGCAATAAATGAACGCAATATCCTAAAAACAAAACAAGCGCAATGGCTGCTTTATTCAATCACAACAACGCTTAACTTAATTAGCCAACCACAGCAATGGAATTAGATAAAATAACAAACATAGAATTAGGTGGAATAGACACCAGTGATTATCCTGACTTTTGCGATGCTCACATAGTATCAGCAGAAATAGATGGAATTGAATTAACAGATGCAGAAATAGAAGAATTGAACTGCAATAGTGAGTTTGTATATGACTGTGTTTTAAAAGAATTATTTTAATGAAATTAGCGGATTTAGAGCATAACGAAAAATTTTTATTATCTCAAATTCAGGAACTTGAAGAAGAAATAATAATACTTTTACAGAATATATTAACAAAAAAAGTTATATTGCAACACGATAAGTACAATAAACAAATCTGTATTTATAGAAATCAATTATCAGAAACAAGAAAACAAATTAAACAATGGAAAATTTAACTAAAATTCAAAGGGAACTAAAAGTTCCAAAAGGAAACTTCAACAGTTTCGGAAAGTACAAGTATCGTTCAGCAGAAGACATACTTGAAGCAGTAAAGCCAGTGTTAGCAAATAACAATGCAAGGCTAACTATTAGTGATGACATAATACTATTGGGTACAAAGGTATTTATTAAGTCAACAGCCACAATTAAAGTAGGCGATGAGGTATTAAGTTGTAGTGGTTATGCAGAAACTTCAGAACACAAAGGAATGAGTGCAGAACAAACAACAGGAACTGCAAGTAGCTATGCTCGTAAGTATGCTTTAAATGGTTTATTTTTAATTGATGAAACTGAAGCAGATGCAGACAATCAAAACGTGACTAACAGCAAACCTACACTGGCTAAAAACACACAAGGGTTTAACGATGCTTTAGACTATGTAAAGAATGGTGGCGATATTAACAAAGTAAAAGCAAAGTATCACCTAACAAAAGAAGTGGAGGAGTTACTAAATGTTAAGTAGCGATAGATTAGGGAAATTCACAGCATCCACAGTCTCCAACTTATTTGTTGGAGGCAAAGGTGCTACAAGAGATTCATATATTATGGATAAAGCAATAGAGGCAGTTAAAGGCTATGCAAAAAGTTTTAGTAGCAAACACACCGAACACGGAAATATTAACGAATTAGAGGCTTTAGAATCGTTTATAGAGGTAACAGGATTAAACGCAATATATTTAGATTCGGTTTACTATCCAATTAATGAAAACTGTGGTAGCACTCCTGATGCAGCACTAATAGATTTTGAAGGTGTAATGACTGCAAGTATTGATTTAAAATGCCCAACGGAAAAGTTCTTTGAGCAAAAGATGATGATGATTAACGATTCAAAGCCTGAGTTTCAAAACGTACCAAAGGCATACTTCTATCAAGCACAGATGCAAATGATGTCGCTAACTAAACATAACGAAAGTTTAGGGCATCCTGCGGTTACTAATCACTATTTAGTTCGCTATTTAACATCAACTAACTATGATTTTGATGGCAATAAAATAGAAATAGATTTACCATTAAACGTACGGATATTTTACAAGATAGTAAAAGCAGATTTAGAAGTTCAAGCAAAAATACTGCAAGAAGTAGCAGCAGCAAGTGAGCAAAGAGATGCATTAATTAACATTTTAAAACAACCAATAATATGAACATAGAAAAAATATTATGTCCAAAAGTAGGTAAGTTAATTAAAACAAAAGATTCTGTTACTGCAACTATTTTTGATGGAGAATTAGACCCTTTAAGTTTAACTTTTCATTACGATGAATGTGTTAAAATTGACACTGAAAATTATAAGTTTATCAGTCTCACATTTGAAAACTTGTATGATATGATAGAATTATTAGAACAATCAGAAAGACATTTTACAAATAAATTTAAAACCAAATAACAATTATGCATAAAGTAAAAGGAAGAATCACCAACATTGGTGAAGTAGTAAGTGGAGTAAGTAAAGCAGGTAAAGAATGGAACAAGTCAGAGTTTGTAATAGAAACACTTGACCCTAAATATCCAAAGTTAATTTGTTTCACATTGATGAAACAAGACCAGCTGCAGAACCACAAAGTAGGTGGTGAAGTAGAAGTTGAATTCAGTGTTGATAGTAGAGAATTTAATGGCAGGTGGTATCACAACATTAATGCAATTAGTTTAAGCAAAGCACACAACAGTTCTGATTTACCGTTCTAAAAACAATGGGGTGGTATTAACTGCCACCCTTTTTAAAAACTAAATTTAAAATTATGCAAAAAGTTGAAATAGAGAATATAAGCAATAACGCCAATGTGCTGTTATGTGCCGTTATGAATAGAAAAGAGATTACAAATAAACTTAATCAAGTGAACGGATGCCCATTTAATTATATTTTGGGATTAGAAAACGAGATAGTTTATATAGGATATAGTAGCAGCCTTTGTATGAGATTACACCAGCATAAATATACTAAAGATTTTGATAGGATAATTGTTATTGAAATGACAGATAAAAAGGCTGCGAGATTAATGGAGAGAACTTTAATTAAGCAATATAAACCAAAATATAATTATCAGTATTTACGTTAATGGCACATAACAGTCGTATTGGCGAAGTTCAAAGCGCAGCATTTGTATTGCGCTAATACTTTGTTATAAATTTAAAACTATGAACGAATTAAAACAAAAGAAATGCAAAGTTTGTCAGGTAATGTTTACTCCTTATAAATCAACGCAGGTAGTTTGTACTCCTAAATGTGCAATTGAACTTGCGTTTAGTAAGCCAGTAAAAAGTAATATTTTAAGACTTGAAAAGAAAGTAAAGTTACAAAAGTTAAAGACATATACTCAAAGAGTAAACGAGGTGAAGGTTATATTTCAAAGGTGGGTACGGATGAGGGACAAAGATTCACCTTGCATTAGTTGTGGTATAAAAGAAACCAAGTTATGGGATGGCGGACATTACAAAAAAGCAGAGTTATATCGTGGTGTAATATTTCACGAATTAAACGTACATAAGCAGTGCAGGAAGTGTAACACATACTTAAACGGAAACGAAAGTAATTATAGGCAAGGATTAGTGAATAGAATTGGTGAGCAAAAAGTAAAAGACTTGGAACTATTAGCAGAAGAAACACGAGTTTACAAATGGAGTGATTTAGAATTAGAATTTTTAAAAATAAAATATAAAACAAATGGAAAATAAAACAGCATTACAACAAGCATTTTCAGATTTAGAAGATATGCAACCACATTTATTTAATACATTTTCACAACAAGGTAGGGACTTTGTTTATCACTTTCACAAGTATTTAGAAATTGAAAAACAACAGATATTAAATGCTTTTGAAGATGGGCAAAGTGAATTGTCATTAAAAGATAAAGAACAATACTATAACGAAACATTTGGAAATGAATCAGCATAAAATAATAAGAGTAATTAAATTGATTGAGTTTTTAAAAATAAAATCAAGACACGTGATAACAATGGCAAGATATTTACAAATTGGAGTTAGGTCAGTTTATAGGTACTTAAAAATGTACGAAGAATTAGGATATAAAGTAATTAAAGATAAATACAAAAAATATAAAATAGTATAACAAATGGAAAAACAAGAAATAATTAGCAAAATAATTTTTGAAGCAGAAAGAAAAATAAAGCAGAACACTGGCATAGTAGTAAGTTTATTCTGCAAGAGTAAAGAAGTAAACAGCGACAATGAATTAGCACGAATAATAGTAAAGCTTTGCGCAGATGAATACGGAATACCAATTGAAACATTAATCGCAACAACAAGACATAGGCTACAATGCGAAGCAAGGCAAGTATCAATGAAGATAGTTCGTGAAAACACCACGTTATCTTTAAAAGAAATAGGCGAGTTGTATATGGCTAAAAAGAAAGGATGTGTACCTGAATTAGGAAAAGACCATACAACAGTAATACACGGAATCAAAACAGTTGATAGTTTATTAAGCTATGACAAGTTGGTAATAAATAAGTACAACAAAATACTTACTGACTTTAATAAAATAATAAATTGTTAGCATCTTGTGTTTTGATTTAAAATAATACCTTTATATTTGCAAAGTTAAAAGATGTCAGAGCCTTTTAGCATAACTAAATTTTAATTTTCCAAAAGTTAAATATAGGCAAAATTCCCAAGTAGCTCTGACCTGCTTGGGATTTTGTCGTTTTAGTACTATGGCAGAAAATAAAAAATCAGTTCTTTTATACTGTGATATAATACACACAGTAAAAGAATTGTCAGATGAAGAAGCAGGAAAGTTATTTAAACACTATTTAGCTTACATCAATGACCTTAATCCAACTCCAATAGATAAACTTACTCAAATTGTTTTTGAACCTATTAAACAGAATCTAAAACGTGATTTAGAAAAATGGAATGAAAAAAGCATAAAGAATAAAGAGATTGCATTGGCATCTTGGGAGAAGCGAAAGAATGCGAACGCATCAAGTCGTATAAAGTCTGATGCGAAAAATACCGATAAAGTAAAAGATAAAGATAAAGATATTATATTTAATTATAAAAAATGTTCTGATAAAGAATTTGTAGAAGAATTATCAAAGTTTAAAGAAACATACACAAAAGATATTTTAAATTCATTTTATAGATACTGGTCTGAAAAAGATGATAAAGGTAAAACAAAAATGAGTTTGGAGAAAACTTTTGAAGTAGATAAGAGATTAATTACTTGGTCAAGTAATGACAAGAAGTTTAATAAAGTAGAAAACAAAATAGCTGAAAAAAATATAATATGGTAAACATCTTAAAAATAAATGACAAGAAAGTAAATTCTGAATTTATGGATTTATACGAGAATGGAATGAGAGCAGGTCATTTTATAGGTTTTGAAGGTGCAAGAAACCATTATAACTTGAGACTTGGTAACACTACTATTTTATACGGACATCCTACATCAGGTAAGTCTCAATTTATGTATCAACTACTAATATCAATGGTTGTTAATTATGGTATGCGACCAATAATATATTCACCTGAAACAGGAACTGCTGCTGAAATATATTGTGAACTTATCCATTGCTTAACTGGCAAGTCTATGAACAAAGCACACAAGAACTATATTAGCGAAAAAGAATTATACAATGCAAAAACTTTTATTCAAGATTACTTTACAGTGATAGAAGGAAACGATGAAGCAGGTATATCTTTTGAACAATGGTTTGAATATGTCAAAGAAGCAAAGAAACTTTATAATTGCAACTTGGCAGTGATAGATAATTGGAATGATTTAGACCACGATTTA